AATGGTGGGAAAAGATATCTTATAACCACGAACTGGGAGGCTTCTGCCTCCCAGGCATCTCCACCTGTAAGTACCATCTGTAAATTTTAACCACTACATCTTGAGTCCCAGACTGCGTTTTGCTACCATATGTTGGGGGTGTACCCCCCACGGGGGGTTTACCCCAATCAGAGGTACTTGCATGTCTGCACGTAGGTTGAGTTTTACACAAATAATTACTATGATATAAATCTGATATGCGAATTGACTTTGATGTCTCTCAAATGGACGCTAAAGAAGCGAAAGAGGCATTACTAAAATTAGAACTAAGAAAAACACAACTAGAACTTTCTGCAAAGGCAAGAGACTCCTTTTTAACGTTCGTTTCAACTGTGTGGCCCGGGTTCGTGGAGGGTGAACACCACCGCAGGATCGGCGAGAAGTTCGAAAAGGTACTATCAGGTGAAATTAAAAGGTTAATTGTAAACATGCCACCTCGACATACAAAGTCGGAGTTTGCTTCGTTTCTCTTTCCTGCATGGCTCATGGGCCACAAACCACAGACCAAGATCATTCAAACAACACACACAGCAGAGCTTTCCTACCGATTTGGTCGTAAAGTTAGAAACTTGATGGACTCAGAAGAATATCGTAGTGTATTTACAGATGTTAAACTTAGTCAAGACAGCAAAGCGGCGGGTCGCTGGGAAACTAATCATGGCGGTGAGTATTTCGGTGCTGGTGTCGGCGGTGCTATTACTGGTCGTGGTGCTGATCTACTTATTATCGATGATCCTCATTCCGAACAAGACGCAATGTCAACAACAGCAATGGATAATGCATGGGAGTGGTATACATCTGGTCCAAGACAAAGATTGCAACCTGGCGGATCAATCGTCTGTGTGATGACCCGTTGGTCAGAAAAAGATCTGACCGGTAATCTAATTAGAGCGATGAGCGAAGTCAAAGCCGATCAATGGGACATTATTGAGTTTCCTGCAATCTTACCTAATGAACAACCTGTCTGGCCTGAGTATTGGAAGTTATCAGAACTAGAATCTGTTAAAGCATCTTTATCAGAACGTAAATGGCAAGCCCAGTGGCAGCAGAATCCTACTGGTGAAGAGGGTGCGATTATCAAACGAGAGTGGTGGAATATGTGGGAAGGTAAAGATATACCCATGTTACGTCACGTTATACAGAGTTACGATACAGCGTTTACAAAAAAAGAAACGGGTGACTATAGTGCCATATCCACGTGGGGTGTGTTTTATCCTGATGAGATTACGCCTAATATTATATTGCTAGATGTCGTTAAAGATAGATTTGAGTTTCCGGAGCTTAAACGTGTAGCCATGGAACAGTATAAATATTGGGAACCGGAGTCCGTGATCATAGAAGCAAAAGCCTCGGGCCTCCCGCTCATACAAGAATTACGTCAGGTCGGTATACCCGTTATCAACTTTACACCAAGCAAAGGCAATGATAAGTTGTCGAGAGTGCACGCTGTTGCTCCTGTGTTTGAAAGTGGCGCAGTATGGGCACCGAATGAACGCTGGGCAGAAGAGATGATAGAAGAATGTGCTATGTTCCCACACGCAGAACATGACGATCTTGTCGACTCCATGAGCCAAGCATTATTAAGGTTTCGTAAAGGGAACTTTGTTGCGTTGCACGATGACTACGAACCAGAGCCCACGGACCAAAATGAGACGGAGTATTACTGATGATTAAAAGTCGCTTAGACTTATACAGACCCACCGATGACATCATAGAAGAAGATCCTGCGTATCAGGGGTTTCCTGATGTGTCTTTGCAACCTGAACTGGATGTGCCATTCTCTAAACCTAGTAAGCCTGTCGACAAAGTTAACAAAGCTATAAAAGACGTTGGAAGAATGTTATATGGTCAACCTGGTGGACTTAATTTAGCAACAGGTTTTCAAGGATTAGGACAAGCCTTATTACCTGGTCAAAAACTATTAACTCCTGCAGATGAAAAAAATTTAATTGGTGTGCAACTTGAAAATGAAATGGAACGAAAAATTAGAGAGCGTATTGCACCAGAAGTACAAGCACTCGGATTACCACGAAGATTTGAAGAACAAGAAATTGCAGAAAGAGTAGCTGACGAATTAAATAGACAGTTCAGTAGACCAAAAGCATTCTTACAAGAAATACAAACTCCCATAGAAAAATCTGTAACAAGTTTAGCTGAAGGCAGACCAATATATGATTTTAGTCCTACAGAATTAGCAGACTTAGTTTTTTCTGCAATCGATCAAATAGACGTTGCCCTTGGCACAAAAGGTATCGTTGGTGGAACAGCTAAAGCAATTAGAGCAGGGTTATCCGCAGGTTCACGTGCCTTATTTGATTTAATAGATTCAGCTCCGACTAGAGCTGCAAAACAAGAAATTATCAACCGTGACCCACGAACCGCTTTGTTACTTAGACAAGAAATAAATAAAGTAAAAGATGATATCGCTGTAGACGGTGGACGGACCACGGAACGTTTAACAGATCAAGATTTAGCAACTGCTCAAATGCAAGCCGCAGAAGAGCGTGGTATGCGATTTTTAACAGGTAAACCTAGACCAAAGATAGAAAAATCTGGTCCCCTAGTTTCTTATCAAAGAAATGTTAAAGAGAGTGACACACTTAAAGTAACAAAAGCTTTAGTTGATGATTTAGAAAAAGGCAAAAAATATTCTACAGAAGAAGAACTTGTAAAGGGTATCGAACAAAAATCAGGTGTAAAAAATTTATCTTACAAAGATATACAAAACAAAAAAAATGACTATGTAAGAAAAGGTCAATTAAAAGTACCTTACAGTATTAGAGATCCTGAGTTTGGATTATTACCTCCTGTGACTCCAGCTCGTACTGATACATTCAATAAATTAGTGGCAGATATAAAATCAGGCAAAGTAAAAGTAAAACCAGGTGAGTTGACTGAAGTAGCTGACAAGTATGGTGTTAATAGAGAATTGTTAAGAAAAGAATTACCTGAACTACTTGCCACAGAAAAAGTAACTGGTAAAGCTTTAACTCAGTCAGCTATAAGCAGAAGAGCTTCATCTATAGCAAAAGTAGATCAAATGATTAATTTTAAAAATAAATTTTTACAAGAAAATAACCTAGGTGACATTACATTTGCAAGACTTTTTGATGAAATGAAACTGCAAAATTTGCAACCACTAGAGTCAAAAAAATTAAAGCAGTACTTAGACTCAGGTGAAATATCTCAACGACAGTTTGATCAATTAAACCCAGGCGCTAGAACTACAAAACAAATAGATGAGGATGTCGATGAGATTACTTCCATAGTAAAAACAAAAGGTGTTAGCAATTATGATAAAGCTAACAGAATAGTTAGAAAATTTGGTTTAACTAAAGACTCGTTGCTATCGAAATATTTAGCCTCGTCAGCAAGAAAAGATTTAGATAGCTTTGCAGATGAGATGAGAGCAGAGGGTGCACTTACAAAAGCAGAGTTTGATTCTCAACCAGCTTTAAAAGAAATTTATAAAGATAGAGCTGAGTATAATAATGAATTAGCTGAACAAATTTTGATGAAAAGAATGAATAAAGATGCCGCTGAAGGTAGAGATTTTAACGTTCCATTATTTAAAGTGACTGAGGGTTTCAGAAAAGAGGCAGCGCAAAAAACAGAGGATTATTTAAAAAATTTATTTTTGTCACCTAGTCAAAATAAAAAAATATTAAAATTCAGAGATAAATTTATAAAAGAATATGAACCAACTTTAGCTAATAAAGTAGATTTAGAATCAGATCGTGGACAAAAAGAATTTATTAAAAACTTAATGAATGTTTTTGGTCCACAATTAGCACATAGTGCTCCTGTTAAAGGCAGAGTTGCATCAGCTATCCTTTCTGATTTTGCTGAGAATGTAAGAATAAATCCCGGTGCATATAACGTACAGTTACAAGTGCATGTTGAGAGAAGACTTGACAATCATATAAGAAAGTTAAAAAAAGCATTAGATTCTGGTGATACAAAAAAAATCTTAAAATTAATTAATGATATAAAGAAATTTAATAAAGCTTTTAAAAAAAGAAAAATGACTGGATTTTATAGAGTTAATGATGACAAAATTATTGAACTTCTTAGAAAACGAGGATTAAATGCTGGAGATAGAAGACTTTTATTGGGAGAAGAAAGAAACTTAAATCCTGGCCTAGAGGCAAATAATGCCTTGGCTGCGGTAAAAAAATATTTTGAAGGAGCAATAAAAAACCCAAATAAAATAAAATTTTATAAAAAAGATTTAGGAAGACCACCAAAAACAAAAGAAAGAAGAGGACTTGAAACACCTGTTCGAAAAGGTATGCCCGTCATAAATTTTGACAAAACGGATTTATTTAATAAGGGCGGTTCAGTGCGTATGGCCATTGGCGGTGATCCGTTGCAAAATATTAATCAACAACAGTTCGCACCTGATCCTGCCTTTCAGGGTCAAGACTTTTTCCAAGAAGCAGTTGACTCAGGTAATCTCACTGCGTTTAATCCACTAAGATTATTTAATGTATTTGGTAAAGTCAAAGGCACGCCTACAAAGTCAGATATCGGACAACCTACAACTTTACCAAGAGCAGACCAAGCTGTGCCTGTTGTAGAAGAATCAGACTTTCCGTTTAAATCTTTTACTTACGAAAAATTACAAAGCCCAAATGCACCGGGAGCTGCAAGACCACAGGACTGGGCTAATTATTTAACAGGTGGCGACACAGCACCCTTATCAGAGATTAGAGATTCAGGTTTAGAACAATTTCTAAGAGATTACGAAAAATATTATCCTGGACGTAAATTATCAAAACAACAAATTATAGATTACTTTGAAACATCACCGACTGGTAATTTAGAAATGCGTGTCAAACAACAAGCAAACCCAGATTTTCCAGATCAAGGTAGACCTAGACATGAAAATGCAGGTCAACAACCACTTGATGATCAAGGTGTAAATTACAGAGAAGTGGTGGTTCAAGCAGGACCTATACCGGGTGAGGGCCAACCTTTTGTTAATAGCTCACACTTTAGTGAGCCTAACGTTATAGCATTCACAAGAGTTGCTGATTATAATTTAGCAGATGGCAGCGTAGCATCAGTCATACAAGAACTTCAAACAGACATGTTAAATACTGTACGTGTCGAACAATTAAGAATAAAAACATTATTAGATAGACTTAAACTTACAGATCAAAAAGCAAGAGATGTATTAAACAATCCTGCTTCTACACCCGATCAAATACAAAAAGCACAACGAACAATTGATGCATTAGCACAACAAGTCTCTCCTGAACAAAGAGCGTTGCTAGAGCAAACACAAGGCATAAAACCTTTTCCAAACGCTGCAGGTGCAAGTTTAATACCAGGGTACACTGATGAAATATTAAAATTACAAGATAATGTAAATGAGTTACTTGCACAAAAAAAGGCGGCTAACCAACCATTTATTGATGAAAACATTTTTGAAATTAATCAAAGGCAATTACAGTTGAGAGATCAATTGTTAGATCTTAATAGATCATTAGAAATAGATCAAAACCTTAAGAACATAAAGGTTCCTAGTGCAGATCAGGCAGATGAATTAAGAAGTCTTTCTCAAAGACCTATTGAAAATTTTAGTTATGAAAGAACAGATAATATACAATTATTTCCACCAGTACCTTTCACAAAGACTGCTGACTATGTAGACTTAATCATAAAAGCTACAATTAAAGATGCACAGTCTAGAGGTATTAATAGAGTTGGTATATTCACAGGAGAGTTAGTCAACAAACGTTGGGGTAAAGATCCAACAGGACCTGCTGGTAAGAAGTTTAATGACTTGTATAGCAAAGTGTCTGTTCAACAAATGAACAATATTGCCAAGAAGTACGGCGGTGAGGTTATAGAGGGAGCGATTGTAGATCCGTCCAAAGCTAAAAAAGGACTGAAAATGACAGGTAAAAATGTGGATGGTCAGTTTGAATTATTAAGAGATATTGCGCCAACAAACAGAGAGGGAGTTGACGAATTTCTAAATGATGAAATATTGCGGATCGTTGAGGATTATGGTCCAAACGATGTTGTTGTAAGAAGAGAGATAGCACCAGGTCAAACAATGGAGTTCTTCGCATCAAGAAAAGAAAGGGATGTTGAATTACAACTTACACCATTGGGTGATGCAGATAGAGCAGAAAATGCAACAATAATTTTAGAAGAATATAATCCGTCATTAGTGAAAATACCTGTCTTAGTGCTTGAAGAGGCAGAGAAAGCAAAAAGACCATTTTTCTTATATCGTAAAAAAGATGGTGGTAAAATTGCCTCTGATGGTTTAGTTTCAATTACTGACATTTATGGAGATTATTAATGGTAGAAAAGTTTAATCCTACATCGGATTTTCCAAAACTTGATAGAACAAACGAAGCGCTAGGACCAGGTGGTGGTGAAGATTTAGATGTGGAAGAGGTAGGGCAAGAGGTTGAATTAGATCAACCTAAAACAGAATCTAATGTAGAATTAGTACAAGATGGTTCTGCCGTTATTAATCCTGAAGAGCCACAAATACAAGCAACATTTAATTCTAATCTTGCAGAGTTTTTAGATGAGTCATATCTACAAGCTCTTGCTAATGATCTTAATGAAAAAGTAGACAACGATAAAGCAACAAGAGAAGATTGGGAACAGTCATACACAAAGGGTTTAGACCTTTTAGGTTTTAAGTATGAAGAACGCACTAGACCATTTAGAGGTGCCGCTTCTGTAAATCATCCTATGTTAGCACAAGCTGTGACACAGTTTCAGGCTATGGCTTACGTAGAATTATTACCTGCCGATGGTCCTGTACGCACACAAGTTGTCGGTGCAAATTCACCTCAAATACAATCTGCTGCAGAGCGTGTTAAGGATTACATGAACTATGAGATTACTCATGTCATGGAAGATTACAATCCTGAGATGGACACATTATTGTTTCAATTACCTTTAGCAGGTAGTGCGTTTAAAAAAGTTTACTACGATGAAGTTTTAGGCAGAGCAACATCTAAATTTATTCCTGCAGAAGACGTTATCGTGCCATACGGTTGTTCAGACTTAGATGATTGCGAAAGAATTACACAAGTTTTAAAAATGACAATGAATGACCTGCGTAAAAAACAGGTGTCCGGTTTTTATTTAGACATACCTTCTGTTGGATATGACGGAACAAATGGTTCTGATTTACAAGAAAAGAAAGATCAGATTGATGGAGAATCACCAGGTAATTATGCCATGGACGATATGGCAGAACTTTATGAGTTACATGTTGACTTAGACCTAGAAGGTTTTGAAGATATCAATCCTGTTGATGGAGAGCCTACCGGTATAAAATTACCATACATTGTCACAATAGATAAAAGCTCCAATGCAGTTTTATCTATATACAGAAATTACAATGCAAATGACCCACTAAGAAAAAAGAATGATTACTTTGTTCATTACAAATTTTTACCTGGTTTGGGTTTCTACGGCTTTGGTTTAATACACATGATTGGTGGTTTGACAAGAACTGCAACTTCTGCCTTACGTCAATTATTAGACGCAGGAACATTATCCAACTTACCTGCAGGTTTTAAATCACGTGGACTTAGAATACGTGATGACGATCAACCACTACAACCTGGTGAATTCAGGGATGTTGATGCACCTAACGGAATAATACGTGAAGCATTAATGCCACTGCCTTACAAAGGACCCGATGGCATCTTATTACAACTTTTAAGCTTTTGTGTAGAGGCAGGTAAACAGTTTGCTGCAGTTGCAGATATGCAACTATCTGAAATAGGTAAATCACAAACACCTGTCGGAACAACCATGGCACTTATGGAACGTGGCACAAAAGTCATGTCGGCTATACATAAAAGATTACATTACGCACAGAAAAAAGAATTTGAATTATTAGCTAAGATTTTCAAAATGGTTTTACCACCAGTTTATCCATACAATGTTGCTGGTGGACCAAGGGAAATAAAGCAGTTAGATTTTGATGACAATATAGATATCTTACCTGTTTCAGATCCAAATATTTTCTCTATGTCACAACGTGTGACTCTTGCACAAAATCAACTACAACTTGCACAAACAAATCCACAAATGCACAACATGTATGAAGCATACAGAAGAATGTACACAGCTTTAGGTGTAAAAGATGTAGATAAAATATTACCTGTGCCTCAACCACCACAACCTATGGACCCAGCTATGGAACATAGTGTTGTAATTATGGGCAGATCATTACAAGCTTTTCCACAACAAAACCATGAACAACACATTAAATCACACAGAACTTTTATGAGTTCTAAAATGATTGCAAATAATCCTATGATTGTTATGTCGTTGATATCTCACATTAATATGCACGTGTCTTTACTGGCAACACAAACAGTTGACAAAGCATTAGTTGAAGAGGCAGAGAAATTAAGAGCACAATTTGGTGAACAGGTGCCACCAGAAGAGGTAGCTAAGCTACAAATGCAAAGAGATAATTTAATTAATCAAGAAATTATAAAAATTACAGAAACTATGGTAGCCGAAGGCAATGATGCCATGGAAGATATGCAAGTTGACCCATTAGTTCTACTAAAACAACAAGAATTACAGCTTAGACAGTCTGAAATGGAGATGAATAATGCTCTAAAAACACAAAATCAGGACCTAAAACAAGATCAATTTGAGTATAAACAAGAATTAGACGACAAAAAAATACAACAAAGCTATGATATTGCAGATTTACGTGCAGATGTAGCCAGAGAGAGGTCAAATGCCCCTAAACAAGAAGGGTAAAAAGATAAAAAAAGCCATGGCAAAGACATATGGCAAGAAAGAGGGTGCAAAAGTGTTCTACGCAAGCATAAACAAAGGTAAAATTAAGGGAGTAAAGAAAAAATGATGAATTTTTTAGTAGGCCCCATCGCAAATATGGTCACTGATGCGGTAAAAGGCTTTGTTGAGACAAAAAAAGCAAAAGCAGACTTAGCATTAACTGAAATTAAGGCACAAAAGTCTCTGAAAGAGCAGCAGATAGCCGGAAAAATTTCGTGGGAGGCTACTGCAGTTGATCAAATGAAAGGGAGCTGGAAAGACGAGCTAATTTTAATATGCCTGTTGGTTCCGGCGGTGGCAGTCTTTATACCCGGATGGACTCCACATATAAAAGCGGGTTTTGAAGCCTTACATTCACTTCCTGATTATTATAAGCATCTCTTATACATCGCCTGCAGTGCGAGCTTTGGCATCAAGGGTGCAAAAGGCGCAATGGGACTGATTACAAAAAAGAAATAATGAGTTGTTGCACTAGAAAAAGAACTTTTAAAGATTACTTGTTCTTACCGACAGCTATCATATGTACAGTAGTAGGGTTTACTATGTTATTAAGTATTGAAATGGCTATAGCTAAAGCTCTAGGGTTTTTATGATACATCAAGATTGTGCAAAATGTGATTGTGAGTGTCACTGTGGAGAATCCTGTGTTTGGTGTGGATGCGTAGGGTGTGAAGATGAAGAAACTAACGAAGACAGTCCCTCCTAAAAAAGGGCCACTATCACAAGGGTTGAAAATCCCACCTAAAAATATACAAATAGTTAAGACAAACAAAAAAGGACTTAACTATGAAACATACGTACTTTAACATACCAGGTTGGTTTAATTATTCAGAAACATATGATGTAATTGTTGATCGAATAGAACCAAATGGAAAGATAATAGAAATAGGATCTTTTCTTGGTAGATCAACACATTACCTAGCAACATCTTTATTTAATGCTAACAAATATGATGTACAAGTTTATTGTATCGATACTTTTGAAGGATCATCAGAACACGCAAATATAAAATTACCTAAAGACTTTAGTAGCATGTTTAGAGATAATTTAAGATTTTTTATAGGTAGAGATATGGTCTTACCTATACAAGGTAGATCAGATGATCCTAAGATACTAGAGAGATTTGAAGAGGCAACAGTTGATTTTATTATGGTAGACGGTGCACATGAGTATGATCCGGTCAAAGATGATATTGTTAATTGGTGGCCAAAGCTTAAACCAAACGGCGTAATGTTTGGAGATGATTACAATTTAAAATCAGTTGAACTTGCAGTTAAAGAAGGACTAGGTGCGTGTGGGCACAAATCATATGGAGTAAACAAAGGCTTTGAACAAACATGGTATTGCAGTAAAGATGAAGAAAATCAACAATACGAAAAACAAATACCAGGAGTTAACACACTAATATGAGTGATGCTTTTGTTATCTATAATTTAAAAAAAGAACTTAAGACTATAAAACAAAACCTTACAGAATCTTTATCGCAGGGGGTTGAAAACTTTGAAGAATATAAGTATATTCTTGGTAAACTACATATGCTTGACATATGCCAACAGGAAATTTCTCGCCTGCTGGATAAACAGGAGAAACTAGATGACTAAAACATTATATGTACCAGATCATATAAAGAAAAAATTTGATAATCCCAAAGAGGCTGCAAAGCCAGATAAAAAAGAATTAGAAAAACTTCCAAAACCTGTCGGTTGGCGTATTTTAGTATTACCTTTTAAAGCTAAAGATAAAACTAAGGGTGGTATTTTGTTGACTGACAAAACTATGGAAGAGTCACAATTGACTGCAACTGTTGCTATGGTATTAGCTGTTGGTGACGATGCATATCAAGATAAAGAAAAGTTTCCTAATGGACCTTGGTGTAAACAAGGTGATTGGGTCGTGTTTGGCAGATACGCTGGTTCTAGAATCAGAATAGATGGAGGAGAGGTTAGGTTATTAAATGATGACGAGATACTTGGCACAGTTGATGACCCAGCAGATATATTAACAATACTATAACATGGAGGAACCATGCAAACAGAACTTAAAACTGCAAAAGACGATAAGCTAGTAGAT